TCTTATCCACATCACCAGCGATCTTAATAGTGTAATTATAAGTCCTTACTGACTCTACGATAAAATGTTTTAAGCTACGCATAATAATCCCTTATTATTTATTTATCATTGTTCTTTAGATTTGATGCCGGCGTGCAGTTTGAGTAATTCATTTCTGTCTAATGATCTACCTTCACCTAGTGGGGTATTTTCAATTTCTTTCTCTTTTTGAGCTTCTTTTTGATCTAACACAGCTTTTTTCAACTGTAGCTCAATCATTCTTAACTTTTTGTTTATTTTTGCTGTTTTAGCAGTGATAGCGTGACCAAGCATAGTACCAGCCGCATTAAACAACTCAGCAGAAAATCTGGCTTCTACTTGCATACCCAAGTCTTGAAGATTTTTAAAGCTATCGATAGCTAGCTCGGATAGTTCATCAAGTTCAGTATCACTAGATTCTAGTCCTTTAACTTGGGGTAGAGCGTTTTCAATTTTTTCTAAATTACTAAGTGCCTCTGTAGTAACTAACTCTGCCTGATCAAGTATAGGTATAGTAAGATCAGATTCTACACTGTCGGGGAGGTTAAATAATTCTTGCAATTTTTTAGTCATAATGTATTTATTCTATTACGATTATCTATGATGTATTTTACTCGCTCCCATGAAACTCCTAATTTGATTGATATCTGTCTAATGTTAGTTCCTTTATCAGCTAAATCAAATACTTTAGGAAATAGATCCTTATTCTTTTCTACATAAATCCTAAACATTTGCTCTCGTTTTTTGTCTGACCAAGTAGAACCTTTTCTCTTTTCTGCTGACTTTAAGCAATTAGCTAATCTATTTTCTAATGCTTTTTTAGACCAACATTTATTCCTGAGTTTTTCTTTTGAAGATTCTTTTAGCTTTCTACCTAAACTAGTGGGTCGTATTTTATCAGAATGTTCTTTTCTCTTTTCATCGGTCCAGTAATTATCTAATGCTTCTTTATATAATCTTCTTGCTAAATCATACATTCTACTACTAGGGATATATCTACCCTCACCTATATTTTTAACATTTGATAACATCTGTAGTGCAAAGTTCATTTTATACCTATGTTGTCCTGAGGTCATTTTAGTTAGCAATAGGTGACAAATAAAATGTTCTCTAGGTGTTAATTTTACGATATTATCTTTTTTGTTAGTGCCACCTAACGAACTGGGTATGATATGATGTTTTTCTGTGTAGCCAGTAATTGTTCTGTCTTTGGCTTTATTGATTAAAGAATTGTACCATATGGTATATTTGTTATTGATAAATATCATTGCTGATTGCTCCCTAAAGCGTTAGAGTAGTTGGGAACGCCAATTCCGCGAACTACATTTTTATTTATCTTTTATTCTTTGGGTTGCCGTTGTAAAAAAGTTGGTCTTCAGTAATTACGCGAAAAGTATAACCGTTTTGTCTACAATATGCACTGGCCGCTTGCCACTTAGCATGATTGACTGCTACTACTGCTTTATCTTTAGCACTTGCGGTTCTACTTTCAATAAGACTTTGTTTTTTTGGTTTTATTTCTACAATTTCTGCTATTTGCTTACCTGCTTTGTTTTGATATACTACAAAAAAATCAGGGATATACATTGAAGGTTTACCAGTTAGTGGATTTCTATAGGGTACTGAAATCGCTTCACTTGCCCAATATAAAACACTGTCGTTATTGTCGCAAAATGTCATAAATGTAAGTTCCCAACCTGAGCGATATCTTGGTTGACGCTTGCCTACATACTTAGCAGCATTTTTTACTGTATATAAGCCTTGTGCCCACTTGCTCATTTTAACGAACTACATTGCGTGCTACAAATTGATTAGGTTGAGGTATAGTACCTATACCATATAGTGCTGTTTTAGATTTAAAAGTATTTAGATAATAAGTAATGAAAATATTCATTTCTAATTGGTTGCGGCCTTGAATATTTTCTAATAAGTCTAGTACAGAAACTTTAGTTTCTTGGGATATCCTAAACAAATATACTGTGAAATTATCTGCGATTTGTTTAGTTTCACATACAGAAATGAAATAAGAGTGAACAATATCATATTCACTGCCACTGACTACTAAGTCAAAATTATAAAATTGATCAAAAATTCTAACTGTTTGATCTAGTGATGCTCGGGAATCTAATATTCTAGCCATAATTTATATTATCTTTTAACTGACTCTACTGGCGCTGGGTTGGCTTTGCCTGTACCAGCTAAACTACCTGCTCCAGCTGGTCCTGGGGTGCTGCCAGCATCTGGGAAATATCTATCACTTCTTGGATTTCCAGGTATTGCTTGCAGTGTGGCATTGTATAGTGTATTATTTATTTCGGATCTAGCCACTTGCTGTAATTTTCCATTTTTAAACGTATTATATGCTGCACCTGATTTTTGAATAGCACCTAATATATTACCATTTGACAAGTCATTTGCGACACCACCGGCAGCGTCTACCAATCCACCTTGACCTAAAATAGTAGCTTGTGAGCCTGGACGAGCTATAGGGCTAAGTGTTCTATCATAATTTGCATCATTACCAAATGTAGTAATAATATTACTGGGCTTGCTACCGTCAATCTTACCTTCTTGATAAGTAACTGTTTCATAATCAACTGTCATGGCATTTTGCATTGTTCCAGCGGCTTCTGCATAACTATAAGTATCGTGGCTAAATTTAGTAATTATAGGATTTACCAATGTATATGATATAAAATTATGCTGATTAAATCCATAGATAGTTATATTTTTAAAGAATGGCAGTCTAGTCTGTCCCTGATTCGCTTGTGCTACTGGTACAGGTGTAGCTGTTTCTCCTATATATCCCCAATCATCATTGCCTGTAAAATCAGGAGAATAAGTAGTTCTTAGATTATAATTTATCAATTTGCTAGTATTATTTGGACCTACGGTTGGGTAAGCAGTAGTTCTACCTCTTGGTAGTATTACTGGTTTAGTAGAATCTTTATAATAATATGTATAATAAGAGTTCCATAAGTTAGTAATTATATTCCCATTATCATCATGGAATGTAATCTCAACAGGCTCATACTTTATTTTAGTTTGTACTATTCTTTTACGATTATATTGATTCATTTGAAATGTTTCAAATTGGTATGATGGTAATCTTACTGTTTTGACGGCCAATCCAAAATTAGCGTCTGATGCAACTTTGGGGGTATTAAATTCAAATTCAACGTGAAATAGAAATTTAAACTTAGGTGCGTATTGATACGCATTTGGTCTAAATGTTTTTGCTGCGTGAGTGTAATCTCTCAGATATTCGTTGCCAAAAAAGCTTTTTACAGCTTGTCTGGCACCGGACTTAACTTGACTTACTGAGTCTTGTAATAGATTTTGAAAGAACCCACTCATATTATAGTTAGATTACCTTGTTGGGGTACCTTGACCTGCGCCAATACCAGTAGTGCTTGAACCACCTAAAATTCTACCGATATTAGTACCAACACCAGAACCAAGAGGTGCTTGAATTGCGTTATCATATCTAATAGCTAATTGAATAGTAACGGCTTCACTGGTAGCATAGTTTAATGCACCGTATGTAGCTGTTTTTAAGAAACAACCATAGCATTCCCAAGTTTCTAATACTTGAGGAACTGCGGTACCATTACCACCGTCTAAAATTTCAATATTAGTTTGAAACTTATAATCCTGACCTGTTGCAGCACTAGCTTGTTCAACGAAATCCATCTGCTTTTGCAGTTGTTGGCCAACCAACTTTGCTACGGCGCCCTGTGCATCATCTCTAAGATTAACTGTTAGTTCATTCCAAGAGTGTTTGCCTGCCAAATATAGTGTAGAGTTATATACTGGTAATGTAATTTCTGCAAAAGTTGGAGTAGGACGATTAATGTCTATTACTTGTTTAGTTAATTCTGTAGTAGACGCGCCAACACCAAAATTTAGAAATAATACTCTAAATCTGTATTGTAGTTTGGGCATTAACAAGCCCTGGTTTCCGCCTGCATTGTCAGATGCTACGGTCATATTAAATAATGATTGTGAGGCTGTTGCCATTTTAAAATCTCCTGTATTCTTATTTATCTTTTAAATGATACCCCTTTTGGGGGTATCATTATTAACGTGCTTGATTTCCTATTTCACCAGTATTTAGAATTCTAACTGGAATGTAAATGAATTCAGCTGCCTTAACTGGTTCGATTGCAACGTCAATCCATAATTCATTTCTATCGATTCTTGCAGGTGTGTTATTTGATTCATCACACTGTACATAGTAATCATAGATACCACGTTTTGCAACTAAGTCTACCATCAATGTTTGAATTACACCTGCAATAGCTTGGCGAGTAACCGCATCGTTTGGTTCGAATACGAATGGTCTAGCTGCAATAGTTAGTTGACGACGGATATAGTTTACTAAACGAGCCACGTTAGTTCTGTCTAGCGCACTAGTAGTATCTTTACTATTCTTATTACCATAGTTTAGCAGACCAACACCGGTAAAGAATACCATTGGATTAATCTGATTAGTATACAGAACATCACGAATACCTAAGCGAGTTTTGATTGGCACAAACTCATCAGTTGTTCTATTTAGATAACCAATGCTTAGAGCATTGTCAATATTACCTCTGCGTGTACCTGCCGCTGCTAACCAAGGGTAAGCAATATTATCATTACGCAAGAATGTTCTTAGCATCATATGTGATGCTGGAACTACTACTTGATTACCTGCCAAATCATTTGCGATTCCACTTGGATAGAACAGACCTAGATATGTATTTCTGGTAACAAGTCCACTTTCACCTGTTGATGATGCTCCGGCTTTATTAGTTGCCCAAGCTTGAATTGCAGTAGCATCATCAGGAAGACCTAATGGAGTGTCACCGATAATATAACCAGTTTCATTACGATCTGCATTTAGTACAACCATGTTAGGTTGTAGTTCTGGGTAATTTGGAGATGCTAGTAGATTAAAGAAGGTATCTTCATCACGGATATCTGTATTAGTGTCGATAGCTGCTTTTAGAGCTTTTACAATCATATTGCGTTGAGCAAAACGACCCATATATGGAGCACCATTAGTTTGATTTCCACTAACGCTTAACCATGTACTAGTTTGTGATGGTAGTGATTGATCTGGGAATCTTGTAGCGTTGAAATAGTTTACCTTAAACTTCTTAACATTGTATCCTGAACGGCGTGTGTTAAACAATAACATACCTTGTGGATATAAATCTGGACTAGGTGCATCTAAGTCTAAGTAGTCGCTGGATAATAGAGAAGTAATTGATGGTATAGGATCATCAACTGGGCTAACTGATCCGCTAGTTGCCCAGCGAGCATCTTGGAATAAAACACCATTAGAGCTAATTTGATCAGTATTATCTATTAATACCCATTTATCCTCACCACTGACTTGTTGCCAACGATGAATAACAGGGTACATTTCTAAGTCACTAGTATCAATCCATAAATCGCCATATGATAGGGCTGTTGTACCATCACTTTGAGTAGTTGGGCGAGTAGCACTTATAATTGGGCCGGTTGGATCTGTTGTATTAGTTCCTGAAGGTATTGGGTGACCAGTTGAGTCATAATCAGTAGTGCGATATCCTATCCATGAACCATTTTTCTGAACCATGATATCAACTTGATCTACTACTGAGTAGAACCAGTTTGTATCTTCAGCGGGTGCTACTGATGGTGCACCTTCATTTGCAATGTATGCAAATTCTACCCAATTACTTAATTGTGTAGAATAAAATTCTACAGCAGTACCTGACTTAATAGTAGCCGCAGTAATTGCACCACCCACGCCTACCGCAGTTACAATAATTGTTAAATCATTTGCACCGGATACACCTAGTAAATCTGAACCATCGATAACAATTTGATTTCCTACTGTATATCCTGTACCACCGGCATAAACACCATTACCAAACAGTAGATATTCCCCATATACTAGCTGAACAACAAATGACGCGGCACTACCAGAACCACCTGTGCCTGATACACCGTTAACGTATGTTACAGGTACTGATGGTCCATATTTACAACCTGTAGTTGTGCCTATCACAAATCCGGCTTGTGAAATTATCCCATTACCATTAGGAGTAAAGTCATTCAGTATGATGACACCGCCCTTAGTATGTGTTAGTACAATGGCCCCATCTGTGTTTAGAGTTGCTGTGGTATAAGGAATACCTGCAGTTTGCCATGCAGCAGTAAACTCACTTGGGTCTGTGGTAGTTGGTACAGAAACAATGTATTCAGATGATAATGAAGAGCTTCCAGGAACACTTACTTGAACTGATATATCACCGCCACTAGTAAAATTATAATCTGTTAATGAACTGGTAATAACTGTAGGACCGGAAGAGATTCTTTCCCATAAATAGTAAGGAGAAGAGGGCAAATCACCGCCAAATGAGTATTGACCATATATTGTGCCAGTTGGTATCGCTTGACCGCCAGTAGCATCTAGATTTGCACAAGCTGCCCAATCTGATGTTTGTGAGCTAACTGTCTTGGCAATCCAAGAGTTAGTTGCAGTACTAAACCTTGATACTACTGCATTTAAACCATTACCTGCTGAACCTGCCTTCATCCAAACAGACCCGGTTGGTCTTGGATAAGTTTGACTACTAGTCCAAAGAGGCATTTGAGCAGAGGTTCCCCACTGTACTGCAGGTTGATTATAAGTACCTATATCAATTCCTAATTGGGCCAAAGCACCGGTGCCTGCTCCCATTTGCAAATATGCAGGGTCTGATGTAACCAATCGTTGATTAGAATAAATTACTAGTTTTCCACTGCGAACTGTTGCTTGTAGTCCCTGATAATTCAAGGCATTGATAACACCTGCAACACCTGCAACTGTATTGTTTGGACCTGCAGGTACTGTAATAGTAGTAGTAAATAGACCACTCATACTGATTGTAAAGGTTAAACCTGCTGTTAGAGTAGGATTAGAAGTAGTTCCCTGTACACAAGGGATATCTAAATTCCATGCACTACTACCTAATATTACCCATGCATTGTCTGTTGTTTTGTAGAAAAATTGTTGTTCTGATGCATTGGTTGGGTAACTCATTACCTGAATAGCGTTTACAGCATAGTCACCGATGTTACCAATGCTGCTTAAAGGAACGCCGCCTGATAAATCATTTGAACTAGTAATTACAATAGGTTTCTGTTGTGTAAACATACCTGTAGTTGAATTAAACAGGAATATTCCCCAAGTACTGTTAGTTGTATCTAGCCAATAAGTACCATCAGGGGGCGTACCTGTTGGTCGAGTTGTTTGGCCAACTAAACTAGTTAAATTAACATCCGCTCTCAATACATAACAACGATTAGTAGCCCCAAGTAATGAGTAAGCGGCTAATAGACCGTATTCATTTAGTTCATAGCCTTGTATTGGTGTACCATTGGTTGTTGAGTAAAAGAATGGTGTACCGTATAAAGTTGTTAAGTCTCGCTGACTTGTAACTAAAGTTAATTTATTTGCATTTGCTGCTGTAGTGGCTACAGCAACACCTGTACCATTTGGATTTGCCTTGTCTTGTGCTGTTGCTAACAAAACAAAAGGTACTGAATTAGTTGGGGCAGGAAGATATTGACTTTGGTCAATAATATTAACTTCTACGCCTGGGGAAACTAGTGCCATTTTTCTTTCCTTTATTGTAAAATTATGAGGTTTACTAACCTAAAATTGCATATGTTTATTTATGCAATAAACAAAAAAACATCTCAACCTTCGAAGGTAGGGCAATAAATAGTTATTATGGAATAACTTATTAGACCTATTTGCAAGAACTGCTATAAGAATTTTTGCGCGATTAACTAT